TATCCTAATCTACCACCTATTCCAGATGCTCAAAAAAGAAAAAGCAATGTTAATATTAAACCTGAAGAGGTAGAAAAGTATGATAACATAGCTAATAAGACTGATAGAGGTAATGATAGTTTAGAGGATACAGAAAGAACCCTTCCAGATAGTAATACAGATATTCCGTCTGACGCTGCTACTCCTTCACCTGCAGCTACTTCATATACTCAGCAATACTTAGGTGATCTAACTCCTGGTCCAAGCTCAGTTTAAACGTCAATAACTTCTTTATCGTCATCTAGAAGAGCGTTCATTATATCTTCTCTTGATAGTAGAATCTTAGCTTGATTATCTGCAATATTGATACGCTCTTTGCTTTGTACGTCTATCTTCTTAACTTCTAGCTGAGTCTCATTTCTTTCTTTAGCTACATGAAGTTTGTTTAGAGTTTCTATAGCTGATGATGAAGCTTTAATGAGTTCGGCTAATGCTGCTACATCTCTATTCTCCGGAGCAGAAGAAATATAATCGTTAACGTTATCTACTATACTAAGAGATTTTTTGATAAGCTTACCTGAATTTTGAATAAGAAAATCTTCTAAATCTTCTTTATCTAGAACACTATCTTCTACTGGAGTTCTTGCAACTTTATTATTTTGCTTTAGTTGACTAATAATATCGTTTACAGCTTCATCTAATTCTTCGGCCATTTACATATATTTAATCTACTCTTGAATATTTTGCAAAGTATCTTATCATATGGTATGGCTACTGTCGCAATAAAATTTAAAAAAACTAATGAAAATGCTGTTATTCCATCTAAAAATCATGCTGATGATACAGGTTTAGATGTGACTTCCGTTGAAGATAAAGTTATTCCTGCTAGAGGTTCTGCAGTTGTAGATGTTGGATTAATGTTTGCTTATATTGATCATGGATTTTGGGTTAAGGTTGAAGGTCGCTCAGGCTTAGGATTTAAGCATGGTATTTGTCCTCACCCTGGTATTATTGATCAAGGATACCGTGGAGATGCAGGTGTTAAGTTGTATAATAATACTGATGTTGATTATGAAGTTAAAGCAGGGGATAGAATAGCTCAATTTGTAGTTTATAGAAACTTTAGCGTTGATGTCAGTGAAGGTGAAATAATGGAAACAGAACGAGGCGGAAAAGGCTTTGGCTCT